ATGACCCGCAATCGCGCTCAATGGCAATCCATTGCCGACTTCTTGACCCGGCAGAACCTGCGTTTGGTGCTGCAGGAGCGCGCTCGCAGCGAAGCCGCGCAAGCTTTAGCTTGCGGGAGCGGAGCGCAGGGCGCGCAGCTCTCAACCCTCCCCGTTGGTAATCACGGGGAGATCGTTGCCAAGGGAGTGGGCCTGTGAAAAAGCGCTTCACTGTTCGACGTTCAGTCGGCCTCACTCCAGTAATTGCTGAGCGTGTGAAAGCTGTTGCTCGGTTTGAGTCTCGTTCTTTTGAGTCTGCATTGCGTCTTCTGGTCTGGGAAGGGTTGCGATCGCGTGAATCACTCCAGAAAAAAGGGGAGCGCTGATGACTCGTCCTTCGCTCGTTCTTGACGGCAATGAGGTCAAGCTTCGCTTGCAAGCTGAGCGCACAAAGTCCTCCGGTGCCGTGCATATCGATTGGCTGCGTTTCACGACCGACCTGAAGCACGCACCTATCCCCACGCTGGAGGTGCTGTTCCCTACGCCTGTGCAGGACTCGCTCCTGAACCCGCGCAGCATTGCCGAGCTGGACATTGAGCAGTACCGACGCATGAAGCTGCTGCGCATCCTGCGCGACATGCCAGATCAGGATTTCGCAGCCAGTGCTCAGGCACATGCCTTGGCGCAAAAGGTCTGCAAGGCCCTCGGCCCTGAATTCAGCATCGAACCCGAAGTCAAAAAGGGCCATGACTTCTACCGATTCCGCTGGTCCATCGTCCGCAATGACGCTGAATGCGCATGGGTGGGCTTCCTGGCTTCCGGCGAAAGCCCACGCCAGCAAGCACAAGCCAAGACCATTCACGCGAACGTCTACGGCTCCGCATGCACCTTTGCTCGTGGTGACTGGCGCCACCGCATGGCAAACCTCATTGAAGAGGTCAACGGAAAAATCACCCGCATCGATTACGCCCTCGACTTCTTTGACGGCATCCGCGGCGGTCTTGAGCGTATCCGTGATGACTGGCATGCCGGCCTGATGGATGTGAATGGCCGCAGGCCCAAGGCCAATACCGTTGGCCCATGGGTCGATGGTGGTCGCGGTCGCTCCTTCTACTTTGGTAGCAAGGAAGCGGGCAAGCAAACCAACGTCTACGAAAAGGGCGTTCAGCTCTTTGGCGAACTGGATGCAACGCACTGGGAACGTGTGGAACTGCGCTACGGCAACAAGCTGCGCGACTTGCCAGTAGACATGCTGCGCCGTGCTGATGACTTCTTTGCAGGTGCCTCCGACTGGCATCAAAAGATGCTGGCAGAGCACGGCAAATACGCCGAAGGCGAGGGCGTCAAGGTGCGTCCCAAGCAGGCTATCCAGACAGTGAAAGCCGAGGTAACTCGGGCTATTCGCTGGCTCACAAATACCGCTGGTGCCTCTGTTGCCCTGGCATTTGAACATCTTGGGCAAGACGCATTTCTCGAGATCCTGACCGGTCGCAAGTTGCCGGGTCGTCTTGCCAAGTTCTCGTTCCAAGAAATCAGCGCCGCCTGCGCGTCGCTAGATACCCAAGTTTTTCAACCCAAGGTCCGTTCTATCGGACTAGCCCACTAAAGGAGCGGCTCCCATGAAGATGCAATCCCAAGCCCTGTTGTTCGGTATCGAATCCAGCAAGGGTGAATTCCAAGGCACTGCCTATGACTCCACCAAGTTCCATCTGTCGGTGGACATGGGCACCAAGTCCAACGGCAAGACCATCGGCGTCGTGACGCGTCCATTCAAGTTCGGTGATTCCACCGAGATTGAGAAGTGGGTCAACCTGACCTCGCATCTGTCTACAGGTAAGCCTGTTCCATGCAACTGCGAGTTTGACGTCGTTGCGTCCAGCGACGGCGTGAAGCTCACGCTCCTGGCCATCCAGCCAGCAACCCAAACCAAGGCCGCTGCGGCCTCCTGATCATGCCGCGCTATGTCATCCAGTCGGCCACAACTGGCCGTTTCCTAACGGCAGATCCTGAGGGCGGTGAGCCTTTGTGGGTCTCCCTGCTGCAACAAGCGGGCGGTGGCGTCACTGATGACATGGAGCGCATCGCTCAGCTCGTCGGTGACTACTGCGAGCCCGAAGACTTCCCGCAGGTGGTCGATTTAGACCGCCTGGGAACAGCCAACGATTACTAGGAGGCCTCATGGCTGTCACGAAAGAACGTATCGAAGAAGTCCGCGCAGCGATGGCCGCAGACAGGCAGACGGCGCGAGCTGAATTCAAACGCGACTGGCCCATGCATTTAGTGCAGTTCGTGGTGCAAGCCGGGCTGGGCGTGATCTTGGGCCTGAGCGCGGTTATTTACGCCGTTCAGCGCTACTCATGAGGTCGCAACTGTAAGCATCGCTCGCGGTGCTTATGGGTGCTGTTTCAGTGCCAATTCATCAACCAACTGAAGGAAGAAATCATGCTGAAGAAAACTGCTCTGCGCTTGGCCGCAATCCCTGCTTTCGTGGCCGCTACTGCTGGTACCGCAATGGCCGCTCTGCCTGCCGGAGTGACCACCGAGGTCGATACCTACAAGACTGACGCGCTGGCCGCTCTGGCGCTGATTCTGGCCGCTGGCGTCGCCATCTGGGGTCTTAAGAAGCTCGGCTCCAAGCTGGGCTGGTTCTAAGCGGGTGGGGCGGGTATGGCTGAGACGCAAACCATCGTTGTACAGGTCACGCCCGCGCCTCCTGATTCCGAGACGTTGGCAGACCTCTCTGAGCTGGCAATGCTGTTCTTCGTGGCCTGCATTGCCATCTACTGCATGAAGGCGCTGATCCGACTTTTCTCCACCGACTCACACAATGACTAATGCCAAGTTCTATCGAAATCTTGTTTGCGCTGGGCTTGGCGCTCTTGCTCTGGGTTACGTTCCGCTAAGCCATGCGTTCTATGCGCAAGCCACTCCGCCTGCAGGCTTCGTTGCTGGTGCGATCAACACGTTTAATGGTGCAAGGGCCGGTGTTACAGCGTCTGTTGCGCTGGGTCGTATTGCAGCTAATGCTTCCCTTAATGTAGGCGGTAGGGCTGTTGGGATTGCGACAAAAATACCTTTGGCTGCCAATGCTGCCCGTGTTGCGGCCCTAGCTCTATATGCGCATCCGGTTACGCGAACTGGCCTCCAGGTGGCTGCGTGGCTAGGCGCAGGCAAGTTGCTTTACGACGCGTCTCAAGGCTGGGTTACGCCCGATGCTGATGCTGAGGTGTCAGATGGGCTGGAATACAGCACGCCCTATAGCCCCCAATGGGTGGCATCTAAATCGACTGCTTGCTCTACAGGTGCTGCTGCCTTTGTTGGTAGTCGCGGATCTCTCACGAGCGCCTCTGTCATTGATGGTCAGTGTGTTTTTAGCTGGAAAAGTAATGACGGTACTGTCTACACGGACTCCTACTTAAATCTTAGGTCTCGTGGTGGTACATGCCCGTCTGGCTGGTACATAACTGGCGCGGGTTGTGTCCAGTCTCAGCCATCACGGCCTGTAACGGCAGATCAGTTTGCAGAGCAGCTCACGCGTCAACCCATGCCGCCGAATATCTTGCCTGAGCTGCCTTTTGATTTGCCGGTCGATGTGCCCTACATCGAACCCATTTTTGTGCCCACTGGCAACCCCGTAAAGAACCCGAAATACGACCCGTCCAAGCCCCAGACGGGCGAGAACCAGCCCTATGTGCAGCCAGGCGTAAAGATTGATCCGGCCAACGATGCAAAGAACCCGTTTCAGGTCAATGTGCAGCCTTCTGACAGGCCGACGGCAAGCCCCAATGGTTCAACGGATCCGCAGCCAATTACGCCGCCGGGAACGGAGGGTGACGGCTCAACCGACCAGCCTAAAGAAGACAAGGACGAGCGCGATTTGTGCGAGAAGAATCCGGACATTCTGGCGTGTCAAAAGGTAGATACCGAGGTAGAGGACGCCGAGATACCGAAGGCCCAAAAAACGGTCAATTACCAACCGGAAAGTATTTGGGGTGGTGGCTCCTGCCCGGCTGACAAATACGCGCGGGTAGGGGGTCAGCAGGTCAAGGTAGTGGACTGGTCCAGAGACTGCCAGTTCGTCACTGACTACGTAAAGCCTGTGACCTTGGTCATCTGTGCTCTGATCGTCGCGGGCATCTTGGCGGGGGCATTGAAGTCATGAAGATAGCTACTTTCATCATGTCGCTGGTGCAGCCAGTGATAGCCCGAATACTCACGGCGCTGGGCTTCTCCGTGGTGTCTATTGTTGGGGTCACGGAGTCCATCAATGCGATCAAAGGACAGCTCATTAGCAGCGTGAATTCCATGCCTGTTGATGTGCTGAATATCTTCCTGTTGGGTGGCGGCGGGATCGGCCTCGGCATGATCCTTGGGGCCATCGCATTCAGGCTGGCCCTGTGGCAGATCCAGAGCGCCACAAAGATTCTGGGAGTGAATCCGGGATGATCACCGTAATCACTGGCACGCCCGGTGCAGGCAAGACCCTGTACGCCATTGAAAAGCTGCTGCTGCCTCAGATTGGCAAGACCATCAAGGGCCGTGATGAACACGGCAATGAGGTCGAGCATGAGCGCAAGGTCTACACCAACATCAACGGCCTTCAGATCGACCATGAGCTGATCGACGGCGGCGATAAGCAAGGCCTGCGGGACTGGCACAAGTGGGCAAAGCCCGGTTCGCTGATCGTGTTCGATGAGGTGCAAAAGGTATGGCCTCCGCGTCCAAACGGCTCCAAGATTCCCGAGGATGTGCAGGCACTCGATACCCATCGTCACTTGGGTGTTGACTTCATCCTGATCACGCAGAACGTGCTCAACGTGGACCGGCATATCCACGCCCTCGGCGGTCGGCATTTGCACGTCAGGCGCGTGGCAAATATGCCGCTAGCCACGGTCTATGAATGGGATCACATCAGCCGCGGATTGCTGTACAGCAAAGCCATTAGCAAGGCTCCATGGAAGTACAAAAAGAAGGTATTCAAGCTGTACAAGTCCAGCGAGCTGCACACCAAGCAGCCGCGCCGTATTCCGGGCCTTGTGTGGTTCATCTTGGTGGGCATCGTTGCCATGGCAGTGCTCACGCCGCAAGTGTTTGAACGCATAGGAGGGCGGCTCAGTGGAAAGCCTGTTGTATCAACTGAAAAGCCTGCTGCGGTATCTGGTGCGCCAGCTCCTGCGGGAACTGGTGCGCAGCCTGTTCAGGCGATAGAACCGCCAAAGCAGGCACCAGACGAGCGGGTGGACTTCTTGCCAAAGCTGGCCGATAAGCCATGGACTGCGCCGGCCTATGACCAGCTCAGGGTCGTGGTGCGCATGCCAGTGGTCGATGGCGCCATCTGCAATGCAAAGCATGGCTGCATCTGCTTCAACGATGCGGAGCGCTTGGACATGTCCAGCGAGGCCTGTAGCGAGTGGCTCAAGGGTGCCAAGTTCAATCCCTACAGAGTCCCTGTGAAACCGCCTCCAGCGCAGCTGCAAGCGCAGAAGGATGAACCTAAGCAGCAGGTTGACCAGTCGATGCACTATGAAGCCCCCAAGGTGCAGCAGCATGCCGACATGACAGCGGTCACCAAGGCTGCCAAAACGGCGCGCTTGGCCCAGTCTGGGCAGCTTTAAGCGATCACGATTTCGCCGCGCTCTGCTTGCGATCGCAGTACGTTCTTGCGGTAGTTATTCGCGCGCTCGTATTCGCTGCGGCTGATGGTGGGCTTTGGCTTGCTCAGTGACAGCGTGAGCTGGCCTTCCTTCGCAAACTTGACGAAAGCGCGTGCGCGAGTCTGAGCGTCTTTCCACCACTGGGGGACTGCAGGGACTGCCGGATATTCAACCAGGCCGCGCGCCTTCATAGCCTTGGTGATGAAGCTGCGGATCTCGCGGCCGAGGCGCGTCGTGGGGCGCGAAGTGTTCCAGATCGGCCGGCCAAAGGGCAACACCAGCTGCAGCGCCATTGCCTCTGCATACTTCCTGAAATTTGCTGCTATTGCCATGATGTGCCGCCTTTCTGGTGTACCGGGCCCCTAGATTCGGAGCCGGGTCGTCAACTGTCTGCTGCCCGTTTAACTGTCCCTTGCTTGCACCGTTCCCCTGAGTTCTTCGCCGTGCCTTTAGCGGTATCAGGATGGCGTTTCGGAGTGGGGAAGCTTTGTAAAGCGAAGCTTTATGAATACCCCCGGAGAAAGGACAAGGCCGTAGGCCGCTCCTGATTTAGCGTGGCCGAAGAGGCGAAAACTCCGGGGAATGGTGCTGGGCGCGATGTGTCACGGGCAGCTGACGCCGTGCGGCGAGCACATAGAGCACCGAAGAGTGCTCAGTCTTTGGGGGTCGTGCGGGAGCGCTCCTGTCCTATGATTTGCCCTAAGGAGATGGGCTATGGGACAGATGGATCGGGATTACTGGCGTGATCGCTACAACAAAAAGACGAATGCAGGCAAAGACATGAATGAGGTGTGTGCCGAGCAGTACAGGCCGCCAAAGCCACCGCGTGATCTGACCTTCGTAGAGAAGTTTTTCACGACCATTGCGGTCGTGTTGATCTGTGCGGTTGTCTATCGTTATGCCAGATAGATGAGTGGCTGCTGATTCAGGCGCGATAAAAGCTGAAGAGCTTTCTGATAGATACGATGTATATTATGTTAAATAGCTTGGCCATCAGGCTCAGAGCCAAGCTGCTTAAACGTAGATCGCTCCAGTTTGTATAACGATCGCTCGAACGTCATGTGATGTTTCGTGCACCATCTCAAGCCAACCTCCCCCATCTACACACGCTGCTAAACGACATCCATGGCGATATCGACCAGATAGCCCGCCATCTCGGAATCAGCGCCTCAACGCTTCGAAAGTACCGTGCCCAAGGGCAAGCGCCACGCTCCGTGATGCTTGCCCTTTTTTGGGAGTCCACCTGGGGCCGCATGACTGCCGACGCCGTTGCATTCAATCACGCCGCAGCACACGCAGCACTGGCCGAAAGCCTAAAGCGCCAAAACAAGCACCTCATGGCGCAAATCGAGCGGCTAGAGGCCGAGCTAGCCCATACCGAGGGCCACGCTGCCAATGCACCGATTTTCAGGGTCGGCTAATCTTTGTACTGAGCATCAAAATTCCTCCGAGCCACCATGCCCGCATTTACGCAAGGCACCGTGAGCGGATCCGCATTACACAGAGCCGAAGGCTGGTAATAACGCTTCCATGCAGCTTCTCTTCGTGCATTCCGCTCATATTCCTGCTGCCTTTGAACCATCTCCTGCGCAGCACGATCACGAGCAGCTTGCTCATCAGCTATTCGTTGCTGCTCCTGCTGCATACGCCTTTGCTCTGCATCTCTCCGCGCCTTTTCTACTTGGTCTTTTGCGTTCTGCATCTCACGCTTCATGGCCGCATTCGATTGAGCCAAAACACGCTGTAGCTGCCACTCCTGAATCTGACCATATGCCAAAGCAGCCAACAGGCCGCCAATGAAAACGCCAAGCGCGATCTTGAAAACGTCAGTCAGAAAATCACTGTCTGATTGCTCAGCCATATAACGAGCCATGTCTACACCCTCCTGTAAGGGAGTGTATCCAAGCACCGTTGCGGCTTCGCCGGTTTGTCCTTCAGGACACGGAGCGAAGGCCCGATCTTCGCCAGAAGCGCGCCACGCGAGCCAGTTGCAGGTAACTGCGGGAGGTGCCGCGTGTTTTACTGGCCAGTAAAGCCGGTACTGCCTGCCGAACGGTTGACATCAGGGGCGCGGCCCCCGATACCCCCATCAGTGCTCAATCAGCCACTGTATCGGCAGCTTTTTGAATGGCTCGTTTTCTGGCGCTGGAGGGTTGATGCGAACCGGAGTGACCAGTGCTGAAATGTCGCCGCCTTCAAACGTCATCACTGTGCGAGGGACGAACTTCGCTTCGCAGAACTCTTTTTCAGCTTCAACAGGCCGGCCGGAATGGCTGTAGCAGGTACAGGCCTTGGCAGTCTTTGTGCAGCCTGCCACCCTACTCGGCCCGGCTGCATTGGCGAGCATGGCCATGCTCGCGACGGACATGGCCAGAGCAAGTTTCAGTGCTTTTCCCATGGCTTATCCATCTCTCCGCCGCCCTCGTCCCATAGCTTGCCAGCCACCACGAGGCAGACGCATACGCCTATCAACCACGAAAGGATTGGCCACCACATCACGCACCCCCTTGCACATAGCGCCGCGCAAGTGCCCAGGCTTCATCTGGCGGCAGTTTTGAACACAAAGCGACGGCAGGCAGGCGCGGCTTAGGTGCAGGCTTTTCCTGCTGCTTACCAAACAGGCGCTGGAACAGCGTTTTCCGGGCCTGTGGCACTTCAAAACGCCCCTTGAGGTGCCATGCACTAAGGAAGCTGTACGGGCCGCCGTAGACCTCAGTTTTGAAGCGAGGATCTACAGGATTGCGCACCCAATCACGGAAGATCTGCAGCGTGTCATAGCCCTGATACAGATAGTCCGCCTTGAACCATTCGCGATCGATGTTTACGCCTGGCACATCGGTCAAGCTGATGTTGCCGATATGGAACTTGGGCAACTTGCCACGCTTGCCTAAGAAAGTCCCGATAACCGGAATCTTGATCTTGTCAGCACGGATCATGCGCACCTGATATTCAGCCAGGCCGACGCGCACCTGCTTGTCGATCATGTCGATGTTCTGCACTACCAGATAGACGTCCCAGCCCTTCTTACGAGCATGAATGAGCCAGTCAAGCAGAGCCGCGCGCTCAGGCGAATTGAAGCCGCGCGAGTTGAGCCAGCTACCGAGCTCGTCCAACACAAGAACGCCGTTGCGCTCCTCGTTGAATCGGTCATAAGGATTGCCTGAGCCAATATCGTCCAAGTCCTGAGCAGTTGGCTTGTCCGGGACCCGGATCGCCGACACCTTGCTCTGGGCCGGCAGCAGATGCTCAAGGAACAGATCGAAGTTTGTCGCGACCCGGCGCCCGTCGCGTAGCGCCTCGTCCATCTTGAGCATGCAGTACAGGCCCTTGCCTGTGCCCAACTTACCTTGCACCACATAGACAGGCATGGCTTACCCCGCCTTAGCAAAGAGGTGGATCAGATCGCGTTGCCATGTGTAGGCAGTCGCAGCACTCCACACCACAAAATAGGTGCTCAAGCATCCCGGAGCTACAGGAGGAATCACGATCTGCATGGCCTCCATGAACATGCCTGTCATGGTGCCGTCGAGCTGAGAAATCAGAGGGCCAACGATGCCCCGCATAAAAACGAACAGCGCTACTGTGAGGCCAGTCATTGCAGTGACAGTCGCCGCGCCAAAAGCGACCTTGCGCCCGAAGTATTGAGCGAACCAGTTAACCAGTCCGACTAAGAGATTTGAAAGTAACCCACCGATTAATGGCATTAGTCCACCTTAGCCCCCATGACGCTGGCCACACGAGCAAACGTCATCCAAATAGTTGCGAGAATCCACAAGAAATTCATTACCGGAACTACATATGGCTCAATCGCGCAGATATTTATTTCTAGCCTAAATGTCTCAGTGAGTATTTTCATTTCACCCAGATTCCACGGACTACATGTCTTATGGGTTAACCACTGGAAACCGCCATTAGTGCCCGTTGAAGTATCTTTATCGGCAGAGTTTTTAATTCCAGACAGAGTATCCATGCGCTGCTGATGATCTTGCGCCTGTTTATCTAGTAATGAATCGAATTTTCCCTCTCCATCAGGCGTTCCGGTTTCATCAATCTTGCAAGGGGGTTGACCTTTCGCACCGCAACGACCGCCCTTTTCCTCACCGTCACCATCACCGCCGCTGCCATTACCACCGCCTCCCGAAGAGACGCCGGTATCTTGGCCTGAATATGCGGGCTTACCATTTGCAGCGCATTTATCCTTGTTCTCAGCTTTAGCGCACCATGCTCTGTCTACTTCGGTTGTAGAGCTGCTTGTCGTGGTGCTCTGGCCTGTCGCTTTGTCAGTGACCTTGACCGTGTCTGTGGTAGTGCACTTTCCCGATGCGCACTCTGTTTTTGTTGTTGTTTCTGTACGCGTTTTTGCATCCTCATCGTACTTTGTCGTAGGTGCAAAATTCACACCGTTATAGCCATAGCTTGGAACGCACTTAGTCTCACCACCTACCTGCCCCGGATAGCCATTTGGACAGGCGGGATCTTTCTTCTTAGGTAGTTCTGGCGGCTTGTCGGGATCTGGCGGATTGGTAGATGCATCCAACCCCGGCACGCACGGCTGGAAATTCTGGCCGATCATCTTTGGCTGAAGCGTACCCCTTGAGTGCCAATTGCCATCATCAGTTTTCCAGCTTACCTCAAGATCAAAATTCATTGCACAGGCAAGACCTGGCTTAATGCTGTCTCCCTGAGGCTGGCAATACGACCCAGAATTTAACTGACCGTCCAATACAACAGGCAGCGAGGTATTTCCGAATGCATTGGAATTATAGAAAGCCGCTCCACAGGCTTTTTCCGACGACATTCCCGCAACACACTGATTATTTTCCTCCTCATAGCCAGAGTTACAAGTACAAGCAGATCCAGAGGCTGTAGAGTTTGATGGACATGAGCCCGCCCGCTCGTTAATAGATGCATAGGTATAGAAAGTCGTTCCGTTATAGATAGCACATTTACCGTTTTCCACCTCCCCCCTATAACCCCTTGCCGAGGCACCAGCAGAACATGCAGCCGCAGCCGTAGATAACCATGGAGACCCATAAGAGCTGTATTCAGTAGTCGTCGGTACAGATGCGAAAGCAAACCGCAGGCTGAATAGCAACGCAAAAACGACCAGGCGAGATACGTAATTCATTACTACCTCAGAAACGCACAAGCATGGGCATGCAGATCGCCATATAACCCCGCCAGAGAATGCATCGAAATCTCAAATGATCTACGGCACCCTGCCGCCCCCGCTACGCAGGGGCAGCAGAGCGCCTTGCCACCAATTAGCCAGCGCGACCCAGCTTCTTGACGAAACGGGCCCCCACCACCCAACCCACGCCGAGCAGGGCCAGAGACACCAGGGCACCACCACCGGCAGCGATGATCAGGGCGATATCGGTCTTAGCCTGAGTAATCGCAGCAGACGGGTCCGTGGGGTCTGCAGCCATAGCGAGAGCCGGGCCAGCAGACAGAGCCAGAACCATTGCGCGTGCACGCAGAGTCTTCAGTTTTTCCTTCATAGAACACCTCAAAAACGCCGGTAATGCGACCGGCAAACGCTTAGGCACCATTGCCCAATTGGTTGATGAACTTGACGACGTAACCCACCTTGTAGCCAGCGAAATAGGCAAAGACGAGCAGCCCTAGGTATGCAGAAATCAGCACTAGCCGACCCTCCCCTGCCTGTAGCCAAGCACGAATGCAAAGAAGGTCGTAGCAGCGACAAAAAGCTCTATGAGGTTTTGATCCATTACCAGAACTTCCCAGTTACCGCCTGCACCCACTCAGGCTCAGGCGCCAGTGAAGCGCAGCCCGTGACGGCCACGCAAAGCGCGCACCACAACAAAAAATCACGCATGAATCACCCCCGGCTTGTCCGATAGCCAGCTAAAGGGGCCACCAGTGTTTTCAATGCTTCTAGGGGTGGTTCGCACGCGCACAAATCGCGTAAAACCGCCGCCCGTTGGCACGAACTCAGACCGGAGTAATTCGCCTGTCTCAGCATTGAGATAGCCGCCTCCCGGCGCAGGTCTGAACTTGTCTTTGATCGAAGCATTGCCCTGCACATACGCAGGCCACAGAACCCAGCGACGGCAACCGCGGCCAACTTCATCAAGCCCACCAACACCACTGATGCGAGCGCCATGCGGAAACTTCCCTTCTGATGTGCCTTTACTGGCGTACTTCATGAGGTACGCAACGGGATGCGTTGCGCGCACCCGGTTTGACATTCCATGCGTCCACATGGGCGCTTGAAATGCGCCCTTCTTCTTCCAGGCACTATCTGGCTTTGGAGGGGTCAGGCCGTTGTCCAGCCAGACGCACACGTGGTAATGGATGACGCCGCGCTTTTGCAGCTCAGCGACCCAGACATAGCGAACCTTTTTGCAGCCCGTGCGGCTGTAGTGCCACTTGCGCAGGCCATCGAGATATCGGCTGATGTGCTCTGCTCTCCAATCGCGGTTTGTGCCGCGATAGGTCAGCGTGAGCATCCAGACGCGTTGGTTTTTCTTGCCCAGGTTGTGCAGGGCTTTGGCCGAGATACCCACGCTCTTTTGCATGCGGGTAATGCGGGCCTTTTGGTGGTCAATTTCGATGGTGTTTTCAGCCACGAAATCAACTACCGAAAGACCAGAAATTCCACTCTTGCAAGTTGTTGATAGTGAGACAAGCCCGCGCGCTTCGCGCGCTGCCTGCGCCTCGCCCAGCAACGCGGCCATGCGTGCATGCTGGACGCGCGCATTGGCCTCAGAACGGGCCACGTAGCGCGCACGAGCAGCCGCCATGCGTGGAGACACGCCCTTGTATTCGACGTGCGCCCACGGCTCGAAGGTGTGTTCCTTGTAGACATACTCAGTCACTCTTGCCACCCCGCTCAAACACGAAATAGACGAAGAGCCAGCCACACAAGAGCCCCAAGCAGAAACAGAGAAACTCGCCAATCACGACCGCACCCCCACTTCGATCAGGTACACGGCATGACGACGCAAAGCGCAGTGCGCTTGGTAGCACTGCCTGTCGTAGTCGGGCGGGAGGTTTTTGCGAGCCGGAGGGAAGTCCAGCTCATGGGCGCGAGCACGCAGATAGTCGAGGTATTGCGCCCCGTTGCTGGGGGCGTACTTGAGCCGGTCAGGCGCTGGAGCCAGAGGGCCAATATCCAGCGTCATGCCGGAGCCGGGAGTGGCTTGGACAGCGATGAGAGCCATCAAAAAGCCCTCCGGAACGCATCGCGAGCGATCTGCTCAAGACGGTCTGCCTCGGCCTTAGCAGCAATAGCCACACTGCCCAAACGCTCAGACTCCGACCCTTCGCAGTCCAAAGCACGCCGGACACACACACACCAGTTGTCACGCGCGGCTTGCCAAGCTTGGTACTCAGCAGGAACAACGCGAGGGCCGTCCGTCACGAAGAAATCAGCAGCCATCAGAAGCCCTCCCCGCCAATTTCATGGTCACCCGCCCAGTACGAAACCTGGCTGTAGGTAACTCCGTCATCAATGTGCAGAGTGACCGTCACGCGGTCTGCCTTGACGCCGGGCGGCTGGTGTTCATTCCATGCAAAAAGGAGCGCCAGAAGCGCCCCCTGTGCCATGGCTTCGCGTACTGCGGTTTCGACCATGGTGCGACCCCTTACGCAGCGGATTGCGGCTTGGGAGTCAGCTTGACGAGCTTGGGCTTCAAAGCCAGATCGCCATTGCGCGAGACGTAGAACGACTCGGGCGCGAGGGTGTAATCGCCCTCGGGATAGAACAGAGCTGCGCCCTGCTCGTTCTTTTCGAGAATGATTTCCGTCTTCTCGGGGTATGGGCTAGGCTTGCCGGTACGGTCATAGGTGTGAACCCAGACGGTCTGGAAGTTGAGGTCGTAATCCTTGCCAGAGACTTTTGCCTTGCCGCTTTGATTGCGGACTTCGGTCGACTTCACCGAAATTTTGATCATTGATTGCTCCTGTAGCGTTACACACATTGCGTAACGGGTTGGAGACTAGCCTTATACACACCGTATAACAAGGGGTTGGTATGATTTATTCATGCCGTGTAACTTTTATACGACATGTATAAGGACAACCTATGCAAACCACCCTGCAACTGCTAGCGAAGGCTGAAGAAGTCAAAGATTTGAGCGCCTGGGCCGAGACGCTTGGACTGACGAAGCGCGCCCTCTACACAGCGAAATACAGGGGAAGCTTGAGCCCCGCTGTTGCTGGCGCACTGGCAGAGGAACTCGGCGAGGAGCCCGGGCCATGGATGGTCATTGCAGCTCTCGAAGGCGAGCGAGATAGCGCGTGCAAATCGCGCATGGTGCGCAAGTTTCTAACCGGCGCCGCCCTCGCCGGGACGCTGATGGGAGCTAGTGGTGCCGCTACCGCTGCTATAGCAAACCTGCCTCATGCTGCGGACGGTTTGTATATTATGTTAAATATCATCTCAATAGAGCAATCTGCCAACCCCTGTAGCTGTCCGACAAAGGTGGGGGAAGTAAATTGTTGTACGAATGTGAAGTAA